AAGTTCTTCGACGTCACAAGAGTAGAGTTCTAGAACCGTCCCGCCAGCGCGGGAGGCATAACCGCGCTCGCATGAAAGGAGAGCAGTCATGCCGATCTCGTTTAACTATTTTCCAGCGAACTGGCGCATGCCGTTGTACTGGGTCGAGGTTGATCCATCGAAAGCGGGTCTCCCCGTCTTCGAGCCGCAAGCTCTGTTGGTGGGCCACGCCGACGCTCAGGCCCTGTCTGACACCGAGACTGCGCCGAATACTCCCATTCCCATCGGAAATATGGACGACGCGACTCGGCGCTTCGGGGCTGGTTCGATGCTAGAGGCCATGTTCAGATCGTTCTTTGCCAACAACTTCGCGATGCTGGTCTTTGGGCTTCCGATCCCAGAGCCGACTGCGGGAGTCGCGGCGAGTGGAACGATCAAAGTCACCGCGGCGCCGACGATACCTGGGACCTTCGACCTGTACATCGCGGGTCAACACATCTCGGTAGGCGTGCAGGGGACCGACACGGAGGCCGTCGTCGCCTCTGCGATAGCGGATACGATCAACGCCACGGTGTCACTGCCGGTGACGGCCGAGGCTGACAGCACCAATACTGACACTGTGAACCTGACGTGCAAGTGGAAGGGCATCACCGGCAACGACATCAATCTGCGCGATAACTATCTCGGCAAGCGCGGCGGCCAGGAGATGCCGATCGGCATGGCGGTGACGTACTCTGGAACGGTACAAGATCCTGGTCGCCTCACTGGCGGCACCGGAGTCCCAACGTTCACCGACGCGATCATAAACATGGGCGACGAGCCGTTCGAATATGTGGCGCTCCCCTTCACCGACACCGGTTCGTACATGGTGTGGGGGAACGAGTTCGACTTTCGCCTGGACACAGGACGCTGGGGTTGGATGCGCCAGCTGTTCGGAATAATCTTCTCGGCCTATCGTGGGAAGTACGCTGAGAGCCTCGCGTGGGGTCAGTACAACAACAGCGGCATGATCTCTACAATGAGCATGGAGTGGGACACTCCGTCAACCGTGTGGGAGGTCTCCGCGGCATATGCTAGCAAGGCTGGGCGAGCCCTTCTCAATGATCCGGCCCGTCCGCTTCAAACGCTCGAGCTCACAGGCATCCTCCCTGCGGCGAAGGAGAACCGCTGGATTTGGATGGAGCTAAACGCCTTGGCTGGCCGCGGCCTGGCTACCCAGCGCTTGAGTGGCAACAACGTACCGATGATCATGCGCGATAGCACGAACTATCAGCGCAACGTCTATGGGATACCCGACGACGCGCTAGAGCTCGTTACGACCTTAGCGACTCTCGCCACCATTATTCGCAACCAGCGGCAGATGGTTACGAGTAAGTATCCGCGCCACAAACTCGCTGACGACGGCACACTGTTCGGCCCCGGCCAGGCTATCGTCACGCCCAAGATCATCAAGGGCGAGTTGTGTAACCAGTACGCGATCGACGAGTACAACGGTCTCGTCGAGAATCTCCAGGCGTTCAAGGACAATCTGATCGTGGAGCGCAACATCAATAATCCGAACAGGCTCGATGTGCTTTGGCCGCCCGATCTCGTTAATCAGCTTCGCATATTCGCCGTCCTTGCTCAGTATCGACTCCAGTACAATCGTGGCGTCGACTACGTCATATCGCAGTCATAGTTTGGGACCTGCCGTCGCAAACCTGAAAGGAGAGAGTTATGGGTCAACCTGTTGGCGGCACCGCCTACATATTCGTTGACGGTGCCCAGTATCCGCTGCGCGGCAACTTGACCGTGATGCCGAGCAGAGTGCAGCGGACCGGCGTCGCCGGTCAAGACAAGATTCACGGTTACACGGAGGCTCCTGTGGTCCCGTACATCGAGATGGACCTAACGACTCAGGGTGAGATCGGATGGGACGTCTTCGAGAACTACACCGACTGCACCGTGCAGGCGGACTTGATTAACGGGAGGAGCTACGTCTTGCGCAACGCGTGGGTCTCCAACCCTCGAGAGATCAATACAGCGCAGGGCATGACGCACGTTAGGTTCGAGGGGTTATCGTGCACTGAGATTGGTGGATGATCATGGTAGAACCTCGCCCAGTTGATATCGCGGGGCACGCTCAGCGAGCAACTAATGGTGGTGGCGTTGAGCCCAACGGACCTCCTCCTAATGAGGACCTCGCGCCGCTGCCTCCAGAGCCGATCGTTAAGGATGAGCCTAAGCTGTCGATCAAGCTGACGAAGTCGATCGCGACTCATCTCTCGGACCACACTGAGATGCTTGTGTGTCGACAGCCTAGCGTCTCTGACATAGAGCGCATTGGCATCCCGGTCGAGTTCGACTTCACTCACGGCTTTCCGCCGCGGCCGGTGTTCAACACCCAGAAGATGACCCAGATGATGGCGTGGCTCGCCAACGTGTCTCCTAAATCGATCCAGGCCATGGACCTCCAGGACTGGAACGACATGGCCTGGAAGCTGGCCCCTTTTTTTCTACCCAACTTTCAGCGGACGAACTGATCCTCTCTTGCTACAGGCTCGCCAAGTACTACAACACTCCTCCTGACTACTTTTTGTCGAAGCCTCTTGCCGAGGTCTTTCGACACATCAAGTGGACCAACTACATGATCCACGAAATGGATGAGGCGCGGGAGCGCGCTCGAAATGGCTGATGAAGAACTGAAGCTCGTAGCGACTCTAGTCGACAATGTCAGCGGCCCGCTGAAGGACGTAGAGGGCAAGCTGCGCGACTTCGGAGGCAGAGGTCGCACGGGCCCAGTTCAAGATGTGTCGAACAAATTCGGAGAGCTGGGACAGGTCGCTCAGAAGGCCGGTGACACGATCAAGTCAGGCGTCGCTCCGCTGCTCACCAACTTCGGGATCGCCAGCATGGGGGCGGCGGCCGCAGTTGGAGCCCTGGCGATGGGCTTCGACAAGTGGGCCAAGAACGCCAACAGCTTGAAGTACGCGTCATCCGAGATAGGTCTGTCGGCCAACACTCTGTACCAGTTTCAGCAGGCCGCCGATCAACTTGGCCTCGAAGAGCCGACGCAGAAGCTGGCGGCGTTCGCTGACAAGATGGTTGGGGTTCAGAGAGGCTGGGGAGAGTCGAGGCGATACTTTGCGCAGGCAGGGATCGAAGATTTGTATGCCGGACTGCGGCATGACCTGAACAATCCAGAGTGGGACAGAGAGACCCGCATGGAGAAGGCCGCGGAGCGGGTCGGCAACTACATCAAGGTTTTGGCCGATCAGGGCAGGTGGCAGGAAGCCAACAAGCTGGCAAAGGACTTCTTTGGCGGAGCAGGCGCCCAGGAAGTCATTGACTTGATGGAGAAGCGCAACGAGTTGCAGAAGCAGGGCGTCGGTCTAAGCGAAGACCAAAAGCGAATCTCCGCGGAGTATGTGAAGCTCGTCGGAGAGATAAGAGGAGCTTGGCAGTCGGCAGTCGTAGCAGCGGCTCCGTTCTTTGGCAGATTGATTGAGCTGATGGGAGGGGCCGAGGGGTTCAGAAAAGACATTGAGCAAATCGCGAGTCTCTTCGAGGGGCTGACGGGAAAGTCGACGCCGGGAGGTGACACGTGGCAGGACAAGTTGCTGAAGGCAGCAGACCCGCGCCTCTATGAGCAGTACGGCAGCAAGGCCAGAGCTGAGGCCACAATAGCCAGAGCCCCTGAGGAGAAGCGAGAGGAATTGAGGAAAGAGTACGAGGCAGGTCAGAGGAAGGGCGCTGTATTTGAGGCAGAGTACAAGAGGCAGGCATTAGAGCAGTGGGGCGCCGCTCCTGCTCGTGAGGTGGCGCCTGAGGTGAGAGAGCAATTGGAGGCGAAGGGAGTCATAGGGACGCCAGAGCAAGAGAAGGCGAAGGAGTTCTTCGGCTACGTGCCGGGGCCGGAAGTATCAAACGCAGGCAGGGATGTTGGTTCGTCTGTAGTGGACGGAGTCAAGCAATCGGAAGATGCCGCGGCGCAGGCTGGCAAAAGCATCGGTGAGCGGATCGCGGAGGAGTCAACCAAGGGGTTCTTGCCCGGAGTCGCCACCATTCGCGGCACCGCATTGGGACTCGCTGATAAGGTCGCGGGTTGGTTTAGGGGAGGAAGGCAAGCAACGCCAGAGCAAACTGAGCAGGCGAAAGCCTTCATGGGGGTCCAGCCAGAGGCAGAGACGGCTGCCGAGCCTCCTCCCGCATTCATGAAGGGAGAGGGCTGGGCTGCGGCAGAGGTTGGTGGAGAGCCCTCCCCATTTGCCGCCCTCCAGGTGCCTGAGGGTCAGCAGCCCATAGAGCTGCCACCGCAGCAGCGGCAGCTGGAGCCGAGCCCAGAGCTATCCAGCCTAATGAAGACGTATGGTCAGCAGGACGTCCAGCCTCAACGAGGGGCAGAGTTCTCCGCCTTGGCTGCGCACGAGACGGATGCTCCTATGACCTCCGAGCAGGTCGTGGCTCCGCAGCAGGGATTCAACTGGGATGGCTTTCAGTACGATCGCATGGGAGCCGCGCTCGCGCAGGAGACCAAGGTGACGGGAGAGGCAACTGTCACGGTGGATGTGAACGCTCCGCAGGGGACTAAGGTTGGTGGCAAGGCTACGGGGATGTTCAAACAGTACAACATCAAGCACGGCAAGCAGATGAGTTGGTCCTCCGACTCTCCGATGGGAGATGATTGGGCCTGATGGCTGAGCTCCCGAACCAACCCTGGCGCAGCCGGTGGCGGCAAGCCTCCTTTCGCGGAGCCAACTTCTATGTCGAGGTCGGCGGGAAGTCCTCTGGTCGCCGCGTAGCTCTGGCAGAGTACCCGAAGCGCGACGATCCGTTCGCAGAGGACATGGGTCGCCGTGCGGTTCGACACCAGGTTACCGGCTACTGTATAGGCCCGAACTACCTGGGGCCGCGCGACGCGCTTATCAGCGCTTGCGAGGCAGCTGGTCCAGGGAAATTGATCCACCCCCTGCTCGGAGAGATGCAGGTGATGTGCGACACCTATACCTGCACCGAGTCTAGGGAGCGGGGAGGCTACTGCACGTTCGAGATGCAGTTCGTGGAGGCCGGGCAATCCGGCGATGCCGTTCCTGGTACTGACACGCAAGGCAATGTGGGAACGGCCGCCGGAGGTGCCGAGAGCGCCTCGGTTGGTTCCTTCAATAGTCAGATGGCGAACGTCGTTGGAGGCAGCTTAGGGGGTACTCGACAATGACAGGTGGTGAGACGAAAGAAGCAGTCGCCATCATTCTTAACATAGTTCGCTGGGTGCAGGGTACTCCTCCGGGTAGTCAGGTTGGGAGGCCAGGGTCAGACTTTCGTCGCGCGGCTGGTGACATATTAGCTCGGGCAGAGTTTATGCTACGAAATGCTGAGATCGCGACCGCGTTATTGAACCTTTACACTCAGGCCGTAAATCTTGGTGCGCCGTTTGATCCGATGGATCGCGTGCGTGAGAATATCACCGCGCTTAACCCTGTGGGATTGCCAGCTATAGCGATCAAGCAATTAGGAGTTCGATTTACGTTGATCCAGATGGCACGCGTCGCCGCTGCTACTGATTTCATTAGTATCCATGACGCGAGCACGACGCTCGCTCGCATAATAGCCGCGTTCGAGCCAGTGCTGATCGACGTCGCCGATAACGGCGACGCTATGACTTACCAAGCGATCAATGCGCTGCGAGCAGCCGTCGTACACGATTTGACCGAGCGCGCCAGGCCGCTGCCGCGCATCTTGCGATTGACGTTTCCGATTCCACTGCCAGCTCTCGCGATGTCGAATCGACTCTACAGCACTGGTGATAGAAGCGACGAGCTGAGGATAGAGAATCGCGTGGTGCATCCGGCCTTCATGCCGCTCGACATAATAGCGCTGTCGGCGTGAGTCATGGCACAGAAGGACTGGCGCGCGGAGATCACGATCGATGGTCAGAAGTTCAGGGATTGGACCTCGATCGAGGCTTACGACGCCCCGATGGAAGACACCTGCCGGCACTTCCGGTTCTCCTGCACCGAGGGCTCCCCCGCTCCCAAGGTCATGAGCAACATGCGGATCAAGCCTGGACAGGAGTGCAGTATCACGCTCGCTGGTGAGAAGTTCTTGTCCGGTTTCGTAAATTATCGTGAGGCCGTGATCGATGCCTATCGCCACGGGGTCCTCATAGCTGGCAGAGGAAAGACTCAGGACCTCATTGACTCGTCCGTGATCTTCTCGAAGGATCAGAAGGGCCAGCACAAAAACATGACCTTTCAGGAGATCAGCGAGAAGCTGCTGAAGGATTATGGGATACAGTTGAAGATATTCAACCCGTCTGACGAGATGCAGAAGAAGTTCGAGAACTATCAGCTTCAGCCAGGAGAGACGGCATTCAATGCCATCGAGCGCATGGCGCGAATGCGTAAGATCACTCTAGCGGAGGACGAGCAGGGTAATCTCATCGCTTATGGCAAGCCTAAGGAAGGGGGCGGAGAGACACTTGAGGAGGGCAAGAACATCAAGCGAGCCTCCTGCCGGATCATAGACTGGCAGAATTACAGCCAGGTCCTCTACCTCGGGCAGACTCAGGGTGGCACCAATAACAAGCAGGGGGAGTGGGGGAGACCGATCGCTCAGGTAGAGGCGCAGGAGTCAGACGGTACGACGAAGCGCAATCGACCCATACAGATGATGCCCGAGCATACCGAGCAGGACATCAAGGCTAGAACGACTAATGAGAACTGGAACAACGTTCGATTTCGCATTGACTGCGAGATCACTGTGACGGGGTGGACTGCCGGTGATGGTGGCAAACTCTGGGAAGCTGGTAATCAGGCGATGGTGAAGGCTCCTAGTCTCATTCTCAGCGAGAAGCTCGCCATCAAGAGGGTCTGCTTCACTCAGGACAACGCTCGAGGCACGGAGACGACGATGAACCTGTCTAACTGGACCGAGAGTACTATGGACCTGGGTGCGTAGATGGCCTTCCGCTCTACAGTTAGAGATGCCGCCATGCGCGTCATGGTGGGAACGTCGCGAGGGACGCTGAAGAAGGCTAACGATCAGACGCTGATGCAAGAGGTCAACATGGAGTTGTTGGCCGGAGAGGAGATAGAGAACGCGGAGCGTCCTCAGCCGTATGGAGTGACTCACGTTCCTCACAACGAGGAGGCGTGGCCCGACGAGAATAAGAAGGGGCACGTCGCGGAGCTGTTTATAGCCTTCATGGGTGGTAATAGGAGCCACCCGATCGTCCTCGTAGTTGACGACCGGCGCTATCGAATCTGTGGACAGAAGGAGGGCGAGCTGATGCTCCACGATGAGCAGGGGCATCAGATTCAGATCACTCGCGACGGCGTGTTCGTATCAGTTCCGCACGATAAGTTTTTGACCGCTCGAGTCATGCGGAAGGACGCTGGTAAGCCGGATGCGCCGACGAAGGTGATCCAGTCTAGCATGACGAACGACAAGAATGATGATGTATTGGCGTGGATGCACTTCGACATGAAAACCTACACGATGACCCATCGTGATAAGGACAAAGATAAAGATGGGAACGAGTTCAAGCCAACGATCATCGAGCAGATCATTGACAAGGATGGCAAGCCAGTTAGCAAGATGGAGATGGACGCGACCGGGGTCACTTGGACCGCACCGCGATTGACTTTCAACGCACCAGAACAGAATTGGAATGGTGAGAACTTTACTTGGCAACTCAAGAAATGGAAAGAGACTGCTGAAGTGAGTCATAAGCTTGAAACCCCGGTCGCATCCACAACAATCAAGAAGCCTGAAGATGAAAAAGATGGTGACCCGCGTTATGAGGTTGTGATCAAGCCAGACAGTGGTGGCGTCCATCTCTTGGGCATGGAAAAGGAGGATGATGCAGGAAGCGCCGAGCAGGTGGTGACGATCGCGGGCAATGCCAAGAATACGAAAGCGCTGCCAGGATGAGCCGCATCACCATTATCGCGGCGATGGGCAATGCGCCGGATAAGAACATCGATGCGGCAACGCTCACCAACTTGGGAACGTGCGACACCAATCGCGTCAACGTCAAGATGCCATCCGGTGCCAATGCGGTGACGATCGAATCGTTTGGCACCGGCGATCAGAATATGCTGGTGACAAAGCGCCTCGTTTTCGATGGCGGCATGATCATCAAGCACCTGCCACCGCACATGAACATGAAAGCGGGCGGCAGCGCCGATCTCACAACAACAAGTGGCGATGTTGGAATATTCACTGCTGATGAGCACAGCAATTGGACTTGCGAAGAATGGACGCAGTTGGAGTGGACACAAGAATTTCGCGCATCAGCAACAGTGACGATACCGGGCGGATGGTCGAAAGCAATGTTTCGATTAGTTTCTTGTGGAACGTCGCCAGGAATCGGCGCGCTGCCGCAGCCGGGAGCCGGGGTTGCTGGTAGTTATTTGGAAAAACTTCATGTTGGATTAGCAGCTGGAATGAATTTCACGCTTACCATTTCTAATGCCAGCCAAGGCTACACGGGAATCGCATCAGGAAATCAGCCGGGAGGTTTTGTGTTTCCTGGTAGTTCGTTCAATGCGAGTGGCTATCCATTGTCAAGTTATCTCTATGCGCCAGCGGGCGGCGGATTTGGTACGCCGCAAATGCCAACCGGCGGCGATGTCAATGAACCGACAGTGATAGGAACGTATGTTGCTGGTGTGCGTGCCTACACGCCTGGCCTGGTGCGTCCGCATCCATTCAAAGATGGCCCATTGAGTCCGCCGCAAGAAGTGTTAGCTGGTCAAAGTCCATTGGCAAAGCCGGGTTTGCCGGAAGGTGGCGCGGCGGTTGTGCTTGATACATCAGGCGGACAGACTCCGGGTGCTGGCGGTGTTTGTTGGATAACATGGATGAAATAGATGACCGACGTTCGCATCATCAATATCAACACACCTTGGGCCGTTGAGCTTGATTGGTTGCTCACGCCGATCGGGCGCCTCGATGAGAGCGATGAGCTGGCGACGATGGCCAAGGTCGCGCTTGGGACTGACGGCCTGGCTGACGTCGATGACATTCTGCCAGATATAGACAGCAGCGATCGTAGAGGCTGGTGGGGCGATCTCGACGCCGAGCTGATCTGGGGTGGCTGGAAGATCGGCAGCCGGCTCTGGCTCCTAGCCCGCTCCAAGATCACTCCGCAGGAGGCTGAGCAGGGGTCTACGCTAGCGCGGGCTGAGTGGTATACGAGAGAGGCGCTGGTGCCGTTCATCAACAAGCGCATCTGTCAGCACGTCACCGTAGCCGCCTGGAGAACCGAGCGCGAGCGCATAGAGGTCCGTACCACGATCTACAGAGGTCCCCAGCCAGCCATAGCGCTCGAGTATCAGGCACTGTGGGCAGGGATTCGTAACTGATGCCTTGGGTTACGCCAGGACTACGCGACGTGCGCATGATGACGAGAGACTTCGTCGCCGGCGCCTTGGCGACGGTGCTCAACCCGAAGCAGCAGATACTCGGCGCGCTGAATATGACCGCGACGGTTGGGAACTCAGTGTTGCGGGTCATGTCGGATGCGCAGTCGGGTCTCGCACACCTTACGCTGAAGTTCATCGAGTGGTTGGCGCTCCAGCTCATGCCAGATACAGCCGAGACGGAGTGGCTGGATCGCCATGGAGAGATATGGCTGACCACGGCAAGCGGCGACGTGGGCCGCAAGCGAGCTACTCTTGCCAGCGGCTCGGTAGAGATAACCGGGCGCATCGGGGTCGTTTTGCCGCTCGCTTCTGTATTGCAGGCTCCAGATGGTCTGTCTTATGAGACGACATCACAGGTGATCGTAGGCGCAGGGCAGACGATCGTTCCAGTAATTGCGCTCGACACGGGCGCGTTAGGCAATCTAGGAGTTGGTGCCGAGATGAACATAACGACCCCGCCGCAGTACATCGATGCCTCCGCTCATGTCGTCACGATGGCCGGAGGCGCAGACGACGAGACCGATGATGAGCTCAGGGCTCGAGTTCTCCGACGCATCCAGCAGCCGCCGCAGGGAGGAGCAGCCTATGACTACGAGGCATGGGCGCTCGAGATGCCAGGCGTGACGAGAGCCTGGTGCAACGCCCTTGAAATGGGAATCGGCACGGCGACCGTTCGCTTCATGATGGATGACCTTCGCAAGGATAGTCACGGCATTCCGCTTGCAGAGGATGTGGATGCACTTAAGTCATATGTTGATTCTAAGCGGCCAGTGGCCGTGAAGGACTTCTTTCTTCAGGCTCCGATTCCGTTTCCGATCAATCTAACCATTCGGCAACTCGTCGACGACTCACAATCCACTCGAGCCGCGATAGAGCAGTCGCTGAATGCCATGCTATTCGAGCGCGCGGTTCCAGGGTCACCGATCTATCGGTCATGGGTCGGAGCGGCGATCTCGGAAGCGATTGGAGAGGACCATCACGAGCTGGATTTTGTCACTCAGACTATGCCGACGCCAGGTCACCTGGCAATCTTGGGCAGCATTGTTTACGCGGGTGTCTGATGGTCACGATCCCTACCGATTGGGTGCGGCTTACAAGTTTTAAAGCTCGGCGCGATCGTTATGTGCGACGAAGCGGCGATGATTATGCGGAAGCGTTAACCGATTTGCTGCCGTGGGGGCCGGCATGGCCGCGCGATCGAGAGTCGGTTTTAATGCGATGCGTGCGCGGCCTCGCGCAAATCTTTGGACTTGTTGATCGACGCGCCGGTGACCTGCTGATCCAGGAGAGCGATCCACGCAAGACGCTCGAGCTCTTACCGGATTGGGAGAGAAATTGGGGACTCCCTGATCCATGTTTCAAGCGAACCGAGACCATCGAACAACGCCAACAAATGCTGGTGTTCA